TCCGAAGCACTTTCTGTAGGATTTGATAATCATGTTGGTCATGACTATATTGAAGATGGTGAATCTCGTTTTGACTTTTATCGTAAGAAAGAAGAAAAGATTGAGTTTGACCTTGAATTTTTCAATAAGATTACAAAAGGTGGTCTTTCAAACAAGACATTAAATATTGCACTTGCAGGTACTGGTGTTGGTAAATCATTGTTTATGTGTCACCATGCAGCCTCATGTTTGATGCAAGGCAAGAATGTATTATACATCACACTTGAAATGGCAGAAGAAAGAATTGCTGAAAGAATAGATGCTAATTTGATGAATGTTCCAATGTCAGAACTAGAAACAATTTCTAAGAAAATGTTTTCTGACAGATTGGAAAAGATTCAAAAGAAAACCCAAGGCAAGTTGATCATCAAAGAGTATCCAACTGCTGCGGCACATTCTGGACATTTTCGTGCATTGATTAATGAATTGGCACTAAAGAAATCATTCCGACCGAATATTATTTTTATTGATTATTTGAACATTTGTGCTTCATCTAGATTCAAGTCAAATGCAAATGTTGGATCTTATTTTTATGTCAAGGCAATTGCAGAAGAGTTAAGAGGTTTGGCTGTAGAAAATGATGTTCCAATTATGAGTGCAACACAAACTACCAGAGGAGGTTTTGCAAATTCAGATGTTGATTTGACTGATACATCAGAATCATTTGGTTTACCGGCAACTGCTGATTTGATGTTTGCATTAATCAGCACAGAAGAAGTTGAGAAATTGAATCAAATTATGGTCAAGCAACTAAAGAACAGATATAATGATCCTGGTGTGAATAAAAGATTTGCAATTGGTGTGGATCGTAGTAGAATGAGACTATATGATTGTGAACAAACAGCACAACAAGATATTCAAGATTCAGGCAATCCAGATTTGGATATTGGAATTCAGCCTAAGTATGAAAGGTTCAATGATTTTAAAGTTTAGAATGTTATAAATAATTAAAGATAAAGACATAGGAAATAATTATGCAAAGTTTTAAAAAATTTATAACAGAAAATAGCAAACCTTCCGGAGCAGAATTTGAGAACATTATATGTTGTGCTTATAATATGATGTCTCAAGGAGTTAGTAAAGAAGAGGCTATAAAATTAGCAGAAACTCAATGGAAAGGTGCAAAATTTGATCCTTGGTTAGAAACAGGAAAAAAAATTGTTGAAAGTTCTTTTGGTTCTAATCCTAAAGGCATAATGAAACATTATGGAGCATCTTCTGCTTCTTTAAATAAAAATTGGGATATGTATTTTGTTAAAACGACAGGTAAATCAGCGAGTTCAGCAACAAAAACACCCAAAACTGATATGTATATAGGAAATATGCACATTAGTTTAAAAAAATATGGAGGTTCTCAATTAATGAGTGGAGGTCAAGCAGAAACTCTTGCTACCTTTGCAGCCGCTTATGATAATTTACCGGCAAATATAAAAAATAAAACTTTAGAAGAGGGTTGGAATAATTTAACTAATAGAATTGAAAATGAGTTTGTAAAATTTAAACTACCTAAAGGTAAGAAAATTAATGATTTTAAAGATGCTATTAAATTAGGAATAAAAGATGACATTACAAATTTTATTAAAAGTCAATTAGAGAAACAAACCGAAATGACAAAGTCACTAGAATCGTTGTTATCTTTACCCGAAGTTCGTAAAGAAGTTGTTAGAGAAGCAATGACAGGAAATAAAAAATTTGAAGATTCTTTACCAATAGCGACACATGTCATGAAATGGGATGAGAATGGAAATTCACAAAATATAAAAATTGATGATAGATATGTTTCTTATGTTGCATCTAAAACAACTTTTAATATTTCTTTTAAAACTGCCGGAACTGGTAAAGGAGCATGGACTGCAACAAAGGGCATATTTAATGAATCATTTGACCATGCATGGAATAATAGTCTCATAGAATGTTTAAATGAGGGAATATTTGATGTAGTTTCAAAAAAAATTAAAAGTGGAATTAATTTTTTAAAAACTCTTTTATTTAAAATGTTAAGGTACATTTGGACAAAAATAAAAAAAATGTTACTATCTGGATTTGAATATGTAAAAAGTATTTTAGGAATTCAATTAGTATCAAATGATCCTATAACAAATTTTTAATGATAAACTTTAATCAATTTCTTGCTGAAGGCAAAGAAAACAAAAACCTACATCTAGAACACATAGAAGACCAAATCATGAATTTTGGTATTGATGGTGGTCGTGCAGCAATCAACTTTCTCCGATCATTGAGAGACATGCTTGCTGGTGGTTCTCGTTCTTCCGTGAATATGACTGTAAAGTGGGATGGTGCACCCGCAATCTTTGCGGGCATTGATCCTGCCGATGGAAAGTTCTTTGTAGCCAAGAAATCAGTTTTCAATGCAACACCAAAACTATATAAGTCCAATGAAGAAATTGATGCAGACCTAAAAGGACAACTGGTAGAAAAGTTCAAGACCGCACTTGCAGAGTTTTCAAAACTTGGTATCAAGGGTGTGTTACAAGGCGACCTGATGTTTACTAATGATCTTAAATCAGAAACCATTGATGGTATCAAGTATCACACTTTTCAACCAAACACAATTGTCTATGCTGTACCAGTGAATAGCAATCTTGGCAAACAAATTAAGAATGCCAAGATTGGTGTTGTTTGGCATACAACATACACCGGAGACCAGTTACAAGATATGACAGCCAAGTTTGGTGCTGATATATCAAAACTAAATAAAGTCTCCAGTATTTGGATGGATGATGCAACCTATAAAGATGTTTCTGGTTCGGCTGTAATGACACAGGAAGAAACAAAAATCTTGACAAGTCATGTATCAAATGCAGGAAAAACATTTCACAAGATTAAAGCGCCACTGTTCAGAAGTTTCTTGGATATGCAAAATTCATTCACAGGAAACATGGTGGGTGCTTCACTAAAGACATACAACAATTCAAAAGTAAGAGCAGGAGAACCAGTATCAAATCCTAGACTTCATGCTCAAGGTTATTTGCAATGGGTAGATGATGCGTTTCAGAAAAACATTGATAAAATAAAAACAGAAAAAAATAAACAAATCCTACAAAACAAAAAAGAAGAAACGATTCGTGAATTGAAAAAACATGTTGTCAATATACAATACATTCTTGAATTTCAAAATCATTTGATTGCGGCAAAACTTGAAATACTCAAGAAACTAAATAGTATTAAACAATTGACCGATACATTTATTAAGACTGCAAATGGATTTAAAGTAACAACACCAGAAGGTTATGTTGCAATTGATCGTATTAGTGGTGAAGCAGTCAAATTGGTGGATAGAATGGAATTTTCTTTTAATAACTTTACTGCTATAAAGTCGTGGGATAAATGAAAACATACAAAGAATTGGTAGAAGAACTATCAGAAAAGAAAACAATGAGCCTTGCACAAAGAAGAAAGCAGGGTCAGAGAATGAAGAAGTTGGCAAAATCTTCTGGGTTTCAAAAGAAACGTGAAAAGAAAATGTCAAGAATGTCAACAAAAGAAGATTTGATGAAGCGTGCAATGAAAGCAGCAAAGATGAAAGTTCTTGAAAAATTGACAGGTCTTTCTAAGTCTGAATATCTTGCAAAGACACCACAAGAAAGAATAATGATAGACAAAAAGGTAGAAGGTAAAGGTGCTGCAATTAAAAAGATGGCAATGAAGATGCTTCCAATTCTTAAAAAACAAGAAATGGAAAGAATCAAACAAATGAAGAGTTCATCCTCAGAGGAATAATATAAATGCAAAAGTTTTTTGAGTTCATGGAGGCCCGTGAGAAAACAGCAGTTTTCACTTTTGGCAGATTCAATCCACCGACCACAGGGCATGAAAAATTAATTGAAAAAGTTGCATCAGTTGCAAGCAAAAACAATGCAGACTTTTTCATTTATGCTTCACATTCACAGTCTCCAAAAAAAGATCCATTACCACATCCAAGAAAAGTTGCATATATGAAGAAGATGTTTTCAAAATATTCTTCTAATATTGTGGCTTCTGCAACAGATAAGACAGCAATTAATGTTGCCACAAGTCTGTATAAAAAAGGATACACCAATTGTATCATGGTTGTTGGTGGTGATCGTGTCAATGAATTCAAATCACTTCTCACAAAATATAATGGTGTAGAAGCAAGACATGGTTATTATAAATTCAACAAACTAGAAATTGTTTCGGCTGGTGAAAGAGATCCAGATTCCGAAGGTGTGACAGGAATGTCTGCATCAAAAATGCGTGCTGCAGCAGTTGCGAATGA